GTGCTAGAAACTTGGCCTGAGGCAACAGAGATGTCTACACAGATTGGCCGTAAAGGTCAAACTGCTATCAGTATTGTATCTCAAGAATCCATTGATCTTATTAAGCAGGATCAAATGAAGCGTAAAGCACAAGACATGGTAGGTGTTGTTGCATCAGGAGTTGCTAGTGTACACAACTAGTACAAAACCTGATGGGGAAGTTGTGTGGGACTATGATCCAAAAGACATAGACTCAGTAGAGTTCACTTTTGATCAGATAATTAGTGCTTGGCATTTGTCAGGCACTTCTGGTCAGAATTGGAATATATCAGTAAGGCTAAATGATATCACATATAATGATATAAATTTATCCGTGACACAATGGTTAAAGCTTGTTAAGTACGAAATGAGAAGAGCAAGACAAGGAGAAGATCCTCAGATTTATGTAGCATTAAAAAAGTCAAAAAATTATTGGGTTGTTGCTACTGAGTGTATTCCTCCTTTCCCTCCGAATGGATTGACTCACGATTCATCTAGTCCTTACACCAATGATTATAGCAGAGAGACTGTAAGAAACGCCCTTCTATGATTTGGGAACGCAAAGTTAGACTTGCTGAGATCATAAGAGATCGCCACCCTTCTACTAAGCATGAACGCTCAGTAGCAAAGGGTGTGCCCATGAAATATCTCAAACTATTTCAAAAAGTATTTGTAGCTGACAAAGGCAGATCTTTGTACGTTTATAGATTCAGAGGTAAAAGCAAACCAGGATATCGTAGAGATCCAAGTTGGATATCTAAAGCTTTTGCAGATACTTTTGCTGCCTATCCTAAGTCTAGACCATTCTGGCGAAAATAATAATTTAAAAGTTCCCTTTGGGAAATACGCCCAAGAGCCTTATCCTTTCGGCTCTTGGGTTTTTTTATGCCTATTTGACAAATCCTATATATTTGATATACTCCCCTGTTATGAATTACAACCAACAACTCACAGTCATAAAAACTTTAATACCTCAAGGTGAAGTAGATACCAGGATTGACTGCCCTTTCTGCCACCATTCCCAAACATTAGTAATCAAAAGAGAACAATCAGAATTAAAATGGTATTGTTTTCATGCGTCATGTTCTGCCAAAGGTAAGCATGAAAGTGAAATGTCAATGCAACAAGTATACGAAACCGTAGTGACAAAAAATAAAGAAAACAAAGTCAAGGAATTTACAATGCCAAGCAGCTTTATGTCTATACTATCTGAACCAAAGTGCTATGATTATTTAAAAAATAATAATTGTTTCAAAGCTAAACAAAAAGCAAAGGCAAGCTTCATGTATGATGTAAAGCAACACAGAATTGTATTTCTAATAAAAAACAAAGAAAAGATTTTAGGTGCAGTTGGTAGGGCATTGACTTCAAAAGTGTATCCTAAATGGTATATGTATGGTGGTAAGACTTATCCATTTATCTGTGGTGATAGCGATACTGCAATCCTGGTAGAAGATTGTGCAAGTGCCTGTGCTGTATCAAATATATACACAGGTGTAGCTTTGATGGGTACGAGTTTACCAGATAGCTACATACCGATACTCAAAGAAAAGTTCAAGAAAGTTATAATCGCATTGGACCGGGATGCAACAACCAAGTCATTTGACATAAGCGAGAAACTAAAGTATTATATACCTACAGAAGTTAAAATATTAAATGAAGATCTTAAATATTTTAATGAACAAGAAATCATGGAGGTATTACAATGAACATATTTTTTCTAGATAAAAATCCACAGAAAGCTGCAGAGTATTTATGTGATAAGCATGTACCAAAAATGTTATTAGAATCATCTCAGATGTTATGTACTGCAGTTCAAAGACATTTAGGAGCAGTTGAAGATTTATATAAACCTGCATATCCTAAACATCCTATGACTATTTGGGTTGGCGAAAGTCAAGGAAACTTTAATTGGGCATTGAAAAACGCCTTATTTATCAACACAGAATACGAAAAAAGATTTCACAAAAAACATAAATCAATGCGTGTAATTAATTTAATTAGATACTGGGCATTTAATTATGATATACCTGGAGGCGAAATGAAAGCACCACCTCAATGTATGCCTGACGAATACAAAGCAAACGATTATGTTGTTGCATATAGAAAATATTATATGGGCGATAAATCTTATTTTGCTAAATGGTCTAAGGGTACAGGCTCACCTTATTGGTGGAAACATGATTGGTTGAAAGATGCTTAGAGCCTTCTTGACAGACGAAAGCACAAATGTTATTGTGAATTATGTTTACGCTTATCTAAAAGATAAACCGAAAACAAAGAAAAACATAAAGACTGCAATGTTATTAGCACAGAATGAAATAATCTTGCATGTTAGGAAAGGCAAAAGAAATGGAAAAAAGTAAAGTGAATGTTTTATCGTTATTTGATGGTATGTCCTGTGGTCAGATAGCTTTAAAAAATTTAGGTATAGAAGTAGGAAAGTATTATGCATCTGAGATAGATAAGTATGCTATGAAGATAGCAAAGAAAAACTTTCCTGACATAGTGCATGTGGGCGATGTCACAGAGTTAGATGCAACAAACCTGGATATAGATCTACTGATAGGTGGCTCACCTTGTCAAGGTTTTAGTTTTGCAGGCAAACAATTAAAGTTTGATGATCCAAGAAGTAAATTATTTTTTGAGTTTGTAAGAATAAAAGAAGAGACAAAGCCAAGATGGTTCTTGTTAGAGAATGTAAAGATGAAACAAGATGCTCAAGATATTATTACAAAATACATGGGAGTAAAACCTATAGAGATAAATTCAAGTTTATTATCTGCACAAAGTAGAAAAAGATTATATTGGACTAATATACCTTTTGATAAAGATATCGAAGACAAAGGGATACTATTAAAAGATATTTTAGATAAACAAACAAGCGAAGCTGCAGTTCCTATTAACGAAAGAAACGCCAGACACTTCAGGAGAACAGACCAAAAAGGTTTGTGTATGACTGCTACCATGTACAAAGGTGCAGGCAATAATGGGTGTACCCTGGTTGGAATGGCTACAGATATAAATGGACATGATATTCTAAAAAGAGTGTATAGTCCTGATGGTAAATCACCTACACTAAACAGTATGGGTGGAGGTAATCGTGAACCTAAAGTTGACATAAGTACAGAATATGATATAGCTAATGATAGATGGAGAAAGCTAACAGTTACAGAATGCGAAAGATTACAGACTGTGCCTGTTGGGTACACAGAAGGCGTATCAAATACACAAAGATATAAAATGTTAGGAAATGGTTGGACAGTAGATGTTATTTCACATATATTCAAAGGCATGACTATATGAATATGGCATTTAAGTCTTGGGTTATGGATGAGCAAATGAAGGAGGAAGAGGAGCAGCTAATGAAAAAAGAAGCCGAAAGCAAAGATAAAGCAAAGAAAGCAAAGAAAAAGTGCCTTACCTGCAATAATCCTTTCGAAAGCAAAGGTAAGTTCAATAGAGTTTGTAATGATTGCAAGAGAACAGAGTATTGGGGCACAGGAAACGACTACAGGGTGATTGTATAATGATAGAAAAAGAACTAATAAAATTGCTACTTAACAAAAATTTTTATACAAAAAACAAAGCAAAGTTATCCAAAGAGTTATTTACAAATGGCACAGGCGATTTATACAATACAATCGCAAGAGCACATCAAGACTCTGATAATGATTTAACTTTAAATGAAGTGTCTACATTGTATACTGATGTGGATAATCCAGCTCTTACTAGAGTTGCAAAACAAAATTTTCAATCGTTGATTGAGGATATCCAAGATGCATCTTTACCGAATGAAAAGATAGCCAACAACATATTAGAGTCGCTACATAAGCGAAGACAAGCAAATAGAATTGCCGTGTTAGCTACTGAAATCTATAATGGTAAAGATGCAGATTTTTCTGAGATAAAAAAATGTTTAGAAACTTCTATAGATGATATAGGAGATGACTATGAATATATTACCTCTGATGTGGGCGAGTTAGTTGAACAATTGAAGGACAACACAAGATTTAAATTTAACCTGAAACCTTTGCAAGAACGGGTGCATGGCGTAGGTGATGGTAATCTTGTGATTATTTTTGCTCGCCCTGAAAGCGGAAAGACCGCTTTTTGGGTTAATCTGATTGCAGGAGTCGGTGGCTTTGCATCGCAAGGTGCTAAGGTTTGTGCACTGATAAACGAGGAGCCTGCAGTCAGAACTCAAATGAGACTAATCAATGCACATACAGGTATGACATTTGATGAAATAAAACAAGATACTGCCCTGGCAAATAAGAAATGGGCAGAGATCAAAAAAAATGTTAAGATACTAGATACTGTGGATTGGGATTTAGCTAAAGTAGATGAGTTAGTAGCGAAAGAAAAGCCTGATATAATAATCATTGACCAACTAGATAAAGTTGGAGTAGCAGGAAACTTTGCTCGTACTGATGAAAAACTTAGGGCTATATACACAGGTGCTAGGGAGATTGCAAAAAGAAACAGTTGTTGTGTTGTGGCAATCTCTCAAGCATCTGCTGATGCACAAGGCAAGCTTGACATAACATTCGATATGATGGAGAATAGTAGAACAGGTAAAGCTGCAGAAGCAGATATTATTATTGGTGTTGGGTACAGAGATAAAGTAGATATGGATAAAAACTTGAGAGGATTAAATATAACTAAGAATAAAATCACAGGTTGGCATGGCATGATACCTTGTATGATTGTACCAGAATTGTCGAGGTATGAAGAATGATTGATAAAGTAAAAGATATAATTATAGAAGAAACCAGGGCACAGATTGCATGTATGCTAAATGAATTATGGCATAGTAGATTGCCTAAACTTCATTGGTCTAATGTTGTTAGAAGCAAGAAGTATGTTTGCTATGCTATAAAATATAAGCAGGCAGTTATTGGTACAGCTATTTGGTCTTCTCCTGTAGCTGCCAATAGATTAAAAAATGGTTTTGACATGTTAGAGTTAAGACGACTAGCACTATCGGATGTATGCCCTAAAAACACAGCTACTTATGTTATATCACAGATGGTAAAAAATATAAAAGTAAAGTTTCCTGATCTGATAAAGCTAATATCATATCAAGATAAAGAAGTTCATTTAGGAACTATTTACAAAGCTAGTAATTGGACTGCTGCATCTGATGTACGACTATTAGATTGGAACCATTCTAAAAGAAAAAGAAATGCATTACAGTCTACATCACCTAAAGTAAGGTGGGAATATAGTATATGATAACAACATTTGATGTAGAGACTAGCTTTCAAGTTACAGAAGAAGGTAAACTAGACCCTTCATCTAAAAATCCTAATAACTTTTTAATATCTATGGGATTGAATGATGAGTATATATTTTTTAAACATAGAGAATATCACGGCACACCAAATAGAAAAGCAGTACAAGATATGCTAGATAAAACTACTTTGTTAGTTGGTCACAATATTAAGTTTGATTTAATTTGGTTATGGGAATCTGGGTTTAATTATACAGGTAGGGTTTATGATACAATGGTTGGTGAATATCTTTTGAACAGAGGTATGAAGACAAGTTTAAAACTAAAAGATTGTTGTATGAGAAGAAGTGTTACACAGAAGTCAGACTTGATGGATGGGTTTATAAAAAACAAAACTTCATTTGAGAATGTGCCTATAAAGATGTTAGAAGAGTATGGTAGGTTTGATATTAAATCTACACGATCTTTATTTGATGCACAGATTAAACAGTTTAAAAATCCAAGAAATAAACAATTAGTTAAGACTGTAAAGATGATGTGTGAGTTTTTAGTTGTCTTGGCAAAGATGGAAAACAATGGTATTTTCATTGATAATCAAGCACTTTTACAGGTTGAAAAAGACTTTCAAGAAGAACAAGATAAACTAAAAGTAGAGTTAGATGAAATAATTTATCAGAAGATGGGAGATACTGCTATCAATCCTTCTAGTCCTGAACAGTTATCTTGGTTAATATATGGTGCTAAAGTTACAGACAAAAAGAAATGGGCAGTACAATTTAATTTAGGTATAGATAAGATTACAAAGAAACCAAAGAAAAGATTTTCATATTCTAAATTAGAATTAAAAAAGATATGCCAAATGTATTTATGCCCTATATATAAAACAAAGGCAGAGCAGTGCAGCTCTTGTGGTGGTAAGGGATATGTGCAAAAAATAAAAGTAAATGGAGAACCTTTTAAAAATTTAAGTAAGTGTATGGATTGTTCTGCAAAAGGTTTTGTTTATGTAAATACAAAAGAACGAGCAGGCTTTGGTGTTACTGCTGATTCTTACATGGATGCTGCAGAAGGTGGTTTTAAAACGGATAAAGGTACACTACTAAAGATAGGGACTAAAGGGGATCAAGAGTTAAGAAACTTTGTAGAAAAGATATCCAGGTACAATGCTCTAGATACTTACTTAAAAACTTTTGTCGAAGGTATAAAGAAACACAAAACAGAAATTGATTATCTTTATCCAAACTTTATGCAATGTATTACTACAACAGGCAGACTATCTAGTCGTGATCCTAACTTTCAAAACCAACCAAGAGGCGGTACATTCCCTATAAGAAAAGTTATAAGATCAAGATTTGATAAAGGTAAGATTATGGAAATAGACTTTGCACAATTAGAATTTAGAGTTGCTGTCTTTCTTTCAAAAGATAAGCAAGGATTACAGGATATAAAAGATGGTGTAGATGTTCATCAATTCACTGCTGATACTATTGGTTGTGATAGACAGAATGCTAAGGCACATACATTTAAACCTTTGTATGGTGGTATGTCTGGCACTGAAGAAGAAAAAAGATATTACACAGCATTCTTAAAAAAATATCCTGATATAAAAGTTTGGCATGATAAACTGCAAGATCAAGCAATACGGCATAAAGTCGTGACGCTACCTACAGGTAGACAATACGCTTTTCCAAATGCAGAACGCATGCCATGGGGTGGCTCAAGCTTTTCAACACAGATAAAAAACTATCCTGTGCAGGGCTTCGCCACAGCTGACATTGTTCCTTTAGCGTGTATCCTTTCTCAAAAATTGCTAGAGGACAATGGCACAAAGAGCATCTTAATCAATACTGTTCATGACTCCATAGTAGCTGATGTTTTTCCTGGTGAGGAAAAGATCGTAGCTGATTGTTTAAAGAATGGTTGTCTTGGTGTTGTTGATAGAATGAGAGAAATGTATGGTATTGATTTCGATGTTCCACTAGATGTAGAAATAAAGGCAGGATATAATTGGTTAGATACTTCTGTTTTTGTTTGACAAATTTAATATATATGGTAATATATTATTATAAATAAGCACAGGAGGTGCAGAATGAGTAATGAAGTACAAGCATTTCATAATTTAAGTACGGAAGAGATTATGAAAATGACAGGTCAAGATGACGGATCTCAAATGGGATCTGGCACTTTACCCAGGTTAACTATAAATAGAGCTGGAGAGGATGATGATGGTAATGCCTTGAGAGCAGGAGTTTATACTATTTATGATCCTGAATCAGAAGACAGGGTGTATGGTTTGAAAGATAAACCTGCACAATTTAGGCCATTTATAAATGCATATCAATACATGGAGTATGACTCAGCCGATAATAAATATGCATCAACATCGGTAATATTTAAATCTTGGAAAGACGAACCTATAGATACCAAAGGTGGTGTTAGATGTGGTAAAGTTATTGGTAAAGATAAAGAGCAATTAACTGATGCTGAGATAGATGCACAAAAAAATATCAAGTGCTATAGACTTGTGTATGGTTTGTTAAGTATGGAATGTACAAAAGCAAATGGTGATGCCACGGCAGTTAAAGATATGCCTGTTCTTTGGAGAGTCACAGGTATGAACTTTAAACCTATAGGTGAAACATTAAAAGGTTTAAAAGGTAGAAACAGTCTGATGTTTAATCATGTATTAAATCTTTCTAGTAAAAGAAAAAAGAATGGTGATAACATATTCTACATAGCTTCTATAGGTGTTGACGATAAACAAGTAGAGTTTTCTAAAAAGGATTTAGAACATATGGATATGTTTAATGATCTTATAAATGAAGAAAACTTAAAAGTATCAGAACAATGGAAGCAAGCTAATACATCTACTAAGAGTGATGCAGAAGCTGCTAAAGTAGTAGAGGTAGTTACAGAAGATTCTCCTGAGGAGTTCCTGGCTACTTAATGTCTTCTCTATTAAATAGAATACAAATGTTTCTCACAGAGGCTAACAAAGCCTCTGTGGATATTTCTAGCACAATAGTAAATGAGTTTGGCGAAGCATGTAAAGATGCTTTTAAAAAACAGTTTACAGATATTAGAGAGGATAAATTTAGAATAAGAATGTCTAGTATTGGCAGACCTTTATGTCAATTACAAATGGAAAAGTCTGGTGCAGAAGCAGAACCTATGCCTTACAATACTAAAATGAGAAACTTGTTTGGTGATCTTATAGAAGCTTCTGCAGTTGCTATAATGAAAGCTGCAGGCATACGAATAGAGGAGTTACAAAAGCATGTAAAATTAAAATTAGGTAAGCATAATATTAATGGTGCTTACGATGTTAAAATACAGAATAAAGTTTGGGATATAAAAAGTGCATCACCTTGGGCATTTGATCATAAGTTTAGTGATGAGGGTGGCTTTGATGCTATTTTAAAACAAGATACTTTTGGATATGTATCTCAAGGATATCTATATGCCAAAGCAGAGAATACAGATTTTGGTGGTTGGATAGCTATTAATAAATCCACAGGAGAGTGGGCTATAGCAGAGACTCCTTTATCTGATGAGAAATACTCTAAAGATGCTATAGAACTAGCAAAAAAGAATGCAGAGGCATTACAATCTGATGCCCCATTTAAAAGATTGTTTGAAGATGAAGAAGAATTTTTTAATAAAAAAGCTACAGGTAATAGAACATTAGGTTTAGAATGTAGATTTTGTGCATACAAGAAACCTTGTTGGGGTAAAGAATTACAATACCTACCTCAACAACAATCAAAAGCACTAAATCCTAAATGGGTTTGGTATACTAAAATAGAAAACCCTAGGGAGGAAATCAATGTCTGAGTTAAAAAGAAAACCTATTTTTATTTCAATAAATCCTACTGATGTAGGATACGAGTGTAATGTATTACCACCAACCGATATGCCTAAATTAGAAAGTTATGCAGTAGCATTGACTATGGCATATGGAATGGTAAGAGCTGCAATACAAGAGCCTAACTATATATTTGATTTTGGCGTAGACGCTATGTCTGAAACAGAAGAAGACTATAAAGTTAAGTTTGAAGATATATTAAAACGTAGAAGGGAGAAACTACATTAATGACAACACATCTAGTAATACCAGATCCCCATGTAAAAATGGGTGTAAATAATGATAGATTTATTTGGGCTGCTAAGTTTGCAAATGAAGTAAAACCAGACGTAATTATATGCCTGGGTGATTGGGTTAATATGGATTCTCTATCACACTTTGATAGAGGAAAGAAAGCTTTCGAGGGGAGAAGATATAGTAGAGAAATAGATCATGCAGAAGAAGCACTACATAATTTTAACAAATATTTAAAAGTTAAAAAATGTAAAAAGATAATGTTGGAGGGTAATCATGAATATAGAATAACTAAGTTTGTAGAAGATAATCCTGAGTTGGATGGTAAATTGAGTGTGGGGGACATACCTTTTGAAGATTATGGATGGGAGGTCCATGAGTATGAAAGAATAATAGAGATAGACGGAATACTATATTGTCATAATATAGCAAGTGGTGTGATGGGGAAACCTATTAGTGGAGATTATGTAGCTTCTAATTTATTAAAAAAGAACTTTCAATCTGCTACTGTAGGTCATTCCCATCTGTTTGATTATGCAATTAGATCTATGCATAATGGTAGAAAAATTATGGGATTAAATGCAGGATGTTATTTACATCATAAAGAAAATTTTGCTAAAGGTACACAGAGATTATGGTGGAGTGGGTTAATAGTAAAAAGAAACGTAGATAAAGGTGAGTATGATTTAGAAACAATAAATATAAAGGAGTTAAAAAGCAGATATGAAAACCGCAAATGAAATGCTTAATATTGCTGACAAATTAGTATCAGGTGATAGAGCACAAGAGTATGGTGATAAAAAGACTATGCACGATAACATAGCAAGGCTTTGGTCTGCATATTTAAATACAGATGTAACAGGCCATGATGTAGCTTTGATGATGACATTATTAAAAATGGCTAGAACTAAAGCAGGTAATGTTACAGAAGATACATATGTAGACATGGCAGCTTATAGTGCTATAGCCGGGGAGTTAAAAAATATATAATGAGTAGTTATGTAATAAGACCTAAGTATGTGGTTGTTGAGGCAACTGAATATAAAACATTAGAAAAAGTAGACCATGATGTTATAGCTAATTTTGATGATATCGAAACAGCTTATAGATTGGTTAATATTAAGAGCGAAGCAGATCAGCTTCAAGGATTCTCATATAAGAGATATATGGTATATCATATAACAGATGATATGAAGGGGGAAGATGGAAAATAATTATTTAATAACACAAGAACAGATAAACAGCATATTAAAATATATGTTTACAAGACCTTATGCAGAAGTAGTACAGGCAATATCTTTACTAACTAAGTTACCTAAGTTAGATCCAAAGATAAAACCTGAGTTTGTGCAAGAGGGTGATAAGAAAAAATAATGAAAGGCACTGCTGTGTTATTTAAAACCACAGTCCTTATAACTGATAAAGGGGCTGTGGTAGTTGATCATGAGTCATTACCTAGTAAAGAAGTTACTAAAAGATTAGGTAATGGGTATTATCCTAGTTTAATAAATGCTATAGTAAGTCATTGTAAATCCAGGTCACATTCTTTTGACGAAGATCTTACAACTTTAGTAAATACTCTTTAGACTGCAGTCATTAGTCCTGTGTTAGTATTTTCTTCTACAGCTGTAGGGGGTCTATATACTTGATTCATTTTCATAGCATCTGAGGTAGGGGTTGGTGCGTCAGGTGCAATGAATTCTGCTTGAGGTGTTACTTCTTGTGATTCTTGCACTTCTTTTGGCGTAGGTGGTGTTTTAACTTCTGCCATTAATCCTTCTGTCGATTCTCTTTTTGTTTCTACAGGACTTTGTGTTGCTGACATATTAGCAAATGTATTTACTAAATCATTAAAATTTAAATCTCTCATAGCATCTAATAAATTTTTTACAACGGAAGTATTTGTAACATTGCCTTCCATATTAGTTTCAGGTTGTTCTCTGACTATTGACTGCATCAAAGGTTGTTTTAGATTTTCTATTGGTTGTGTTGCCATCTTTTACTCCTAACATTCTAAGAAGCCCTTCCCTATCTTGTTTATTAGTTTTAGGTCTAGGCTTCTTAGATTTCTTTTTCATTAAACTGCTTGTACTAAAGCGACTGCGATAATTAAAGCTACAACAAGCACTATAATCTTACCTTTTTTGTTAAG